TACGGCATCGATGGACAGTATACTGTAGTTTCAACAGATAGCGCAGGCGACTCAACTAACAGCTTGACTTTTTATGAAAAAACCTCAGGCACCTGGGATGCCATCGGCAGCGGATCCTGGACATCAGCTACATCAAGTGATTTTCAGTTTGCTACGCATACAACACTGCCTCAATCCGCTAATGGAAGATCCAATGGTGATCCATTATCTGCTGGAGATTTAATGCTTCAGACAACAACTCCAAATAACGGCATAGATCTGGCAGTATATGAATACAGCACATCATCTGCCCAATTTGTCGAAACTTCGGTGCCAGCTTATGAAACCCCAGCAATAGCATACGACGCATTTGAAGCGGCAGGGACATTAGTTCCTGGCGTATCATACGCAGATCGTAGCAGTTTCATCGCTAAGTGTGACTTCAAGGAGTGGAATGGCGAGTCTACTGTTACTGTAGCTAGCTCATCGGCATTAACAGACACAGATCTTTCGAACAGCTTAGTCGATGCGTCTAACGTAGCATTTAACATTTATGTTAATAACTCAACTACAGCTATTCCAGTTTATATTATAACAGATAGCGACAGTGACGGAAATATTTCAGTAGATGATGTTGTTACTGATATACAAACTGCTTTGTCTGCGGCAAACGTAACAACTACGTTTTCTGATCAACTTAGTGCAAGTAATGTTGCTGGAAAAGTTACATTAATTAACACTGACGGCAGAGATATTACTCTTGCTGAAGGTGATATTGCTAACGTTACATTCCGTTTAGCGAATATTAACTTAACGGCTGGAACAACCAGTAACTTTACTACCTTAGTAATAGATCCCTCAGCAACAGAACCAGTCGGTGATACAGCAGACGGACAGCTATGGTATGATGCAGATATTAGCACAACTAATGTTGATCTTCTGGAGCACGACGGTAGTACTTGGGTTACATTTACAGGCGACTTCCAAACTTCAGCAACTGAACCTACTTTACAAAGTGATGGCATTAGCGCACTTGCTAGTGGCGATGTTTGGATAAACAGTGCTGATACTGAAAACATAAAACTTTACAAATATGATGGCGCTAGCTTTAACCTAGTAGACCAAACTGACCAGAGTAGTCCGGACGGCATTCTCTTTGCTGACTTTAGAACTACTACTGCAAGCCTGGACGCAGATGCGCCGAGTGCGGCACTTTATCCAACAGGCATGCTTGCTTGGAACTATCGAGCAAGTGGTGGTAATGTCAAACAGTGGAACGACACTGACAGCCTGTGGGAAAATTACAGCGGCAACAACGCAGACGGCTCTGGCATATTGCTAAGAAAAGCACAGCGTAAAGCAGTAGTTCGCGCAATGCAATCGGCAGTATCCTCAAATGAAGATATTCGTAACGAAACAAACCGTTTCAACATAGTAGCAGTTCCGGGTTATCCTGAACTAACAGACGAAATGCTTACTTTGAGCGTTGACAGAAAAGACACTGTGTTTGCTCTTATTGACCCTCCATTTAGACTAAGCAGTTCAGATACTGATATCCAAGCATGGGCTACTAACAGTAACAACGCAATAGAAAACGGCGAAGATGGACTTGTTAGCGCAAGCAGTCAAGCGGCAGTTTACTATCCAAGTGGTTTAACAACTAACCTAGATGGAACAAACATCATGGTACCGGCATCTCATATGGCATTACGTACAATTGCGTACAATGACCAAGTTGCTTTCCCGTGGTTTGCTCCAGCAGGGTATCAACGTGGTGTAGTTAACAACGTAACTAGTGTAGGTTATTTAGATGCGGCAGAAAGTGAATATGTGGCGGCTAGCTTAAACAACGGCCAACGCGACACATTGTATTTAAATAAAGTTAACCCGATTGCAACATTCCCAGGACGTGGAATTAGCGTATTCGGACAAAAGACTTTAAATCCTACATCCAGCGCACTTGATCGTATCAACGTTTCTCGTTTGGTAATTTACCTTCGTGAACAACTTGACGACGCAGTACGTCCGTTCTTGTTTGAACCAAACGATGCGATTACACGCACTAATGCTAAGACTGTCGTTGACAGAATCTTAAGTGAGTTGATTACACAGCGCGGATTGTTTGATTATGTTACAGTATGTGATGAGTCTAACAATACACCTGCGCGTATTAATCGCAACGAGCTACATATTGATATAGCTATACAACCTGTTAAGGCAGTAGAGTTTATCTACATACCTATTAGAATCCAGAGCACTCTGGGCTCAACAGGCTAACAGATCCACTACCTTAGGATCGAACTAGTGTAAAAACTAGGGGGAAACAAGAAAGGGCTGGCAACAGCCCTTTCTTTTTGGCTGAATTAAAACATGAGTTTATCTTTTTTGGCTAATAATGATAAATATCTGTATAGTAAACAAGTTCGTAGGAGAACATAAAAATGGCAGAGAACATTATAACTAAATCAAAATTCGGTGTACCGTTAGCAGATGGTAGTGCCGGCATACTAATGCCAAAATTAAAGTATCGCTTTAGGGTGAACTTTATTGGCATAGGTGGAGAGGCCCGACCTCTTGCGCTAACACAGAATATCCAGAGTGTAGGACGTCCGAATTACACAGGTGATGAGGTTGTAGTTGATAGCTATAACAGCAGAATTTATATGCAAGGGAAACATACTTGGGAAGCGATTCAGGTTACACTTCGTGATGATATTTCAAACAATGTTGCAAAACAGGTAGGCGCACAATTACAGCGTCAAGTAAACCACTTCCAGCAGACTACACCGGCTGCGGCAAACGACTATAAGTTTGAAATGGAAATCGAAGTACTAGATGGCGCAAGCACAGAACCTACTGAAGTATGGTTCTTGGAAGGCTGCTTCTTAAACAATGTACAGTATGGTGAAGGTGATTACAGCACTAACGAATCGCAAATTATTACTTTGTCAATTCGTTACGATAACGCTACTCATTACAGCGGTACTAACGATGGCAATGGCAGAAGCACAGCTATTAATCCGTTCAGCGACTTTGACTCAACTCTAGGCGGTGGCGGCTCAACAGCAGGTTAAGCTAGGAGAAAATAATGGCTAGATCGGATTTATTCCCAAGTCTTTATTTTCGTGACTGGCAAAATGCGAATAGGCTAAAACCAAATTATACACCGCCTCGACAAAACTTTAACGGTTTTGTCGAGTTCGTGTTTAATCCTGACATCGAACCTCTAATAAGTGACGGAGTCGCATTCCGCACACAAATTAGTAGTTTAGTACAGAACGCAAAACTCCCGGAAGTACGATTTAATACAGCAGTTAAAAATCAGTACAACATGAAACGAGTTGTGCAAACCGGCGTAGAATATTCCCCAGTAGATATTGAAGTATTAGATACAGTTAACAACGAATGGTTAATTGTGTTTATGCGTTACTTCTCATATTTCTATATGAATCCGAGAAATAAAACTACAGACGGGCAAGGGAATAAACGTGACCAAGATCCAAAGCATTATCCAGATCTAGATTATGAGATGTTCGATAGTAATGTAGCAGGATTTAACTTAAACAAGCGAGCAAATTTCATAGACAAAATTAAATTAGTTACCTACGCAGGCGGAAGGGGAGTTGAATACATTTTATTTAAACCTACAATAACTGCGTTTAGCCCCGGACAAATTGATTACAGTAGTAGCGAAGTTAGAAAATTTGGTATGAGTTTTGAATACGAAAATTTCACTGTTAATCAAACTGTAAACTTTACACTAGACGATTTAGACAGGGCAAGATTCGAAAGTTATAATACATTATTTACTAGCGATGTACTAGATGCGCTAAACAAATACAAGCCCGGATTTAATAGAAGAGACTTAGACTTTATGGGAGACTCTTCGAGTACAGGCAAACTAAATAGATCATCTCAGCCAGTTGTTCATCCTGCTCCAGATACAGCAGTAAATGACACTGACGGAACATTTAGCGGTCCGGCATTTGGCATTGACGGTACTACTCCAGGAGAATTCCTAAGCTAATGAGCTCCTCTATATACGATACATTTGGTAACGAAAAATCCTATAAGCTAACAGGCGATACTCTCGTTGCTTATTTAAAAGATGCTACTATAAAATTTCCTCTTCCGGAAGCATCCTCAGAAATACTTGGTCAACTTGCACAGCCGCAAGGCAAATCCTACGACCCTGCTAAGGTAGCAATGATAAACAGTAAATTAGTTAAAGCAGGCTACAGTAAGCCAAATGCAGATGCTATGACAAGTGTGTTAATGGAAGTAGCTTATACACAGGGCATAGACCCTCTGGAGTATTTCGACGTAACTGGTAACACATTAAATCTTACTGTAGATGCTTACACCGCTATGAACAATTTACGTCCGGCAGGAAGCAGAGTAGGATTAATATCTCCTATTGTAAATAGCAACACAAGAGCCTCTGCTTTAATAAAACCATGAGCCGTTTCTCGCAAGCTATA